ATGGAATTATGGTTTTATTTATTCTAAATGTAGCGTCAATCGCTGGATTTTGTCGATTTTCCTTGCTTTTCCCAGCTATTTTTTAAGAATATAAGCTCATCAATCCTCTTTCTTAGTGCATTGATGCGGTCATTGTTAAAAGTATCAAAGTCTTTATTTTTCATTAAAAGGGCAATGTTGATTGACTGAATGACTCTGGTTTCTTTGGTAAGCACCAAAGATGTTCTTTCTTTCCGTAGTTACCCATCACAAAATCTTTTGTTTTTTCCAGTTTGCCATCATCAGATAAATTTGTCATAGCTCTTCTGATTGATGTAATAGGACAGTTCAATCCTGAGATAGAAAGCACCATTGATGGACTGAGTGGCCTTTCGTATTGCTTAAAACAATTCATAATGTTGGCCTCTTGTGTTTTAGCTTTAGATTCTGATTTAGCTAATTGATTTGGATTTTCTTGAATGGTGTTGTAAAAAGTCATAATGATTTGATAGTAAAGTTTGCTAATTGATCTTTAACCTTTTGTACTTCTGGTGGTAATTTAGTTTTTTTATTTTTTAAATTATCTGCTATTACTTTATTCATCAGTTTTGTAGTTTTTATCCAGTTTTCTTTTCTTATGTTGTGTATCTCTCGAACAATATCAATATCAAGATTTACACCAACATTGTTTCTTATAGTGTTGTCTAGTTCCCTGTAACCTTTACAGACTAATTGATTGTCTTGATCGTATTTTGCATTAGCGGCAGAACACCAGCATATCAGAGCTAAATCCTGTCCACCACAGCGTTTTCCTGAGTCATCTATATCATAATCAGGCAAGTGTTGGTTTATTAGCCCATCAGAATTATGGATTATTCCAGTATCGTTACAAGCATGACATTCATAATATGGTGCTTTGAATGTAACTTCCCGATCAATGGGTGATCTTTTGTAGGTTTTCATTTCAAAAAGGGGTGGTTTTTGGTTTTTTAAATGTAGGTGCTTTCTTATCAAGTGTCAATAAATATTGTTCATATTGACCATTTTTAATCCACCTATGAGCATCAGGAAACAATGGTGTGAACTTATCAGCCTTAAGTGTCTTTGTTCTAGCTCTTAAATCAGCCTCAAGGCAGTCTTTTAGTTTCTCCCTTGTCTTTGTATCTAATTTCATAAATTCATTGTATGCTGGCTTTTTTGACAAAGATATTGTCCTCATGTTTTTTGGTATTTCTAGATAAGTTTTCCAAAAAGGTTCAAAGCTTTTATTTTTATAGATATTTGTTTTAGATAATGTTGTTTTAGTTAGGGT